TGAAGTTACTGGTTGCAGTATAGCAACACATCGTAATTTGCAGATTAAGTAATTATTACTTATATTTGCAAACGAAATAACCGCCAACTTGAAAGAAATTATTAATAGCATAGCCCTTATCTTGATGCAGCCTCTTGGCGGTGGCGCATCTCGATAGGGGCTTATTTAATTTATACAAAATGATATCAGTTTTTAAGAGTGCAAAGAGTAACCAATCAGAAGCAAGTATCGAAGTTGATGAGTATTTCGATGGTATAAAAAATGGTCGCTGGCAAGATGAGGTTTTAAACTTTCGGGCAGGGCGAACGCAAAAAGAGTTAACTACTTGTGTAACTGCAAGTGGCTCATTCAAGCAAAGGGCAGCAAATAAATTACTTGAGCATAGTGGTTTAATCTGCTTGGATATTGATGCGAAAGACCAGATTGCTGAAGTTGATATTGAACGAATAAAACGCAACGAATACGTTTACTCCGTGCATCGTTCTTTAAGTGGTAATGGCTATGCAGTATTTATTCGCATTGAAGGTACAAGGCATTTAGATGCATTTCTTTCTTTAGAGCAATACTTTATGGTGCAGTTTTCAATTGTGCTGGACAAGTCTTGCAAGGACACATCTCGTTTGCGTTTTGTGTCATATGACCCAGACATCTACATTAACAAGAAATCAAAACAATTTAAGACTTACCTCAAGAAAAAAGACAAGCCAAAGCCAAAGCCAGTAGTCATTAAAACTGATTTTGATGAGATGGTTGTAAAGGCTGCGCCAATGAATTTATTCGACAACTACGAAGATTACATTCGATTGGCATTTGCTTTGACACAAGAATTTAGTGAAAGTGGTCGCAACTACTTTCATTCACTATGCCAAGCCTCACCAAAATATTCTCACAGACAAGCAGAACGTGATTACAATATAGCTTTGCAACGTAGTGGAACTGGTGTTAGCATTGCATCTGTTTACTATATTTTTCGCCAAGCAGGAATTAGCACTACATCGGAGCGCACCGAAAAAATAAAGAGTATTGTTAAACTATCCGATAATCCGCAAGAAGCATTAAAAATGCTAAACATTCCATTGGCAGAGGCTGAAGCGTTTATTCCGAAATCAGAAAACACAAAGGAAAAAAATGAGATAGATAACATCATTGAACTTATCAAATTAAACAATGTAAAATTTAATGAAATTACACGAAACTTTGAGTTTAATGGAGAGGAAATGACCGACAGAATATTAGCAAATTTCTACACCAAAGTTTGGCAAAAAATTGATGATGGTATTTCAAAGGACAAGGTGTTTACGTTGATTCAAAATAAAGACAATAGCATATCGTATAACCCCATTAAAAATTGGTTTGAGAATAATTCACATCTTACAACTGATAATGAATTTGACAAGCTAAAAAAGTGCTTTGAGATTGAGCAATTAATTTATGAGAATGATGGTGTTTATAATTTTGATGACTATTTAGATACATATCTTAAAAAGTGGCTATTAGGATTGATTGGTTCTGCCTATGGCACTTACTCATTAATGATTTTAGTGATTACTGGTGAACAAGGAATCAAAAAAACTGAATTTTATAGAAACCTATTGCCGAAAGATTTGCGTAAATTTTATGCTGAAAGCAACTTGGACGAGGGCAAAGACTCTGAAATCCTAATGACAAAAAAATTGCTTATTGTGGATGATGAGTTTGGAGGCAAATCAAAAAAGGATGCTACAAAACTTAAACGTATGAGCAGCCAGCAAACATTTTCCATTCGTATGCCATATGGAAGAGTTTCTGAAGACTTAATGAGATTGGCAGTATTAGGAGGTACATCAAATGATGCTGAAGTAATCAATGACCCTACTGGTAATAGGCGAATTATCCCCATAAATTTGATTAGCTTTGATTTTGATGCGTATATGAAGATTGATAAGGATAAACTATTTATCGAACTGTATAACGAATGGAAAGAGGATAAAGAGGCTTGGTTTCTTACCAAAAGAGAAATCGAATATTTGAACAAAGCCAACGAAAAGAACATCGAAGTTATGAGTGAAGTAGAATTAATTAACAGACACATTCAAAATGACCCATTAAGCAAAATGACAAACACAGATGTCATACTTGAATTGCAAAAATTACATCCAACTTTCAAAACTAACACCAAAAGAATGGGGCAGGCTTTGAAAAAATGTGGCTATTTTCAGCAAGTTTTGAGGACTGGTTCAAAGACCATTCGTGCGTATGAGATAAAAATCAAAGGAAGTGTAACAACCTATAATGTTGATAATGAATCAGATACTCTTTAAATGTTACAGATTACACACATTTTTCGTTTTTCCTATACTCCCTATAAAATAATATATGTGTGTGTGCGTGTGTGTGTGTATAGTGTAGTAAGTAAAATAATAATAATAATCTGTAACCTGTAACATAGTAACTAATAACCAATAAAATCAAGTGTTTCACATTTGCAACACATAAATAAATCTGTAACAATAAAATTATGTTGAGAGAATACCAAAATAAAGCAATAAATACCATCGAAAGTAGCGCAAACAAAAACATTGCGTTACAAATGCCAACTGGCTCTGGCAAAACTTTTACTTTTTGCGAATATGCAAAGCGTTACTATGCTGAAAACATTAAGCGTGTGCTTATATTGGTGCATCGTAATGAACTATTGCAACAAGCCAAAAATAGTTTAGGTGAAAAGTGCTTTTTGATTGAAGCAGGGGTAAAAGCCATACCAAGTGACTACAACTATTATGTAGGGATGGTGGAAACAGTTGCAAGGCGCATCAATAAATTGCCTAAATTTGGGCTTACTATAATTGATGAGTGTCACATCGGTAACTTTAAAAAGATGCCATTCTTTCAAGACATAGATTGTAAAGTGCTTGGAGTAACTGCAACACCTATTAACGAATACCCATTAGCCGATTATTATGCTGAACTTATTCAGCCAGTATCAATTAGCAATCTTATAGCAGATGGTCACTTGGTTAATTGTGATGCATTTGGTTTTGCATCTGATTTGGTCGGAGCGCAAAAATTCAAAATAAAAGGCGGTGAATTTGATGAGAAACAAATGGAGGAATTTTACTCCAGCGAAAAGATGGTTCACAATGTGATTGAAAGCTACTGGAAACTATCAGCAGGCAAAAAAACAATGGTGTTCAACGTAAACTTAAAACATAATGCAGCAGTTTATAATGCGTTTAGAAATGAAGGCTTAAATGTGTATAGCATTACTGGTGATACTGAAAAAAAAGAACGTGCTGAAATACTGCAAAAATTTAAAGCAGAAAATGATGCCATAATTTGTAATGTAGGTGTGTTGACTGCTGGATTTGATGAGCCAACAATTGAAACCATAATACTTAACCGAGCAACCAAATCTTTATCACTATACTTGCAAATGATTGGCAGAGGCAGTAGACCAAGCGAAAATAAGAGCAAATTTAATGTTATTGATTTGGGAAAAAATACTGTTCGACACGGATATTATGATGACTATTTCGATTGGGAAACTTATTTCAGAAATGGCACTAAAAAAGAAAAGACAAGTGTTGGAATGTCACCAATTAAGGAGTGTCCAAATTGCAACCATCTTCAGCATACAAGAAAAGTTAAGTGTGAGAATTGTGGTCACGATTTTGAAGAGGAAAGAAAAGCACAAGAAGCAGAAGAAAAGGTTCAGCAATTAGTAAAGTTGACCAGAGAAAAACCTATCAACATTCCGACACAACACTTATTTCAATTAGCAGAGGAAAGGCAATGGAAGCCTTATGCAGTTTTGCACAAAATAGCTGAACACATTATTGCTTATGAGCAGAAGTATAGTAATATAGTAACACCATATTATTCTTTAAAATTAGCAGGGACAGAATTAAGTAAGTGGTGTGATAAGTATAAAGTAAATAATAATAAATGGCATCAAGATTTTATTGTAACTTTGTTGAATGCAAAAAGAAAAGAAGCAGTCGGAGGATAAAATACAAAGTGATTGTTACGTTTGGTTTCACAACACCTACCCACAACATCGTGGGCTATTGTGCTATAACCTCAACAATAGCAAAAATAAAATAGATGGAGCAAGAAACAAGGCTAAAGGTCTAATAGCTGGGCGAAGTGATATGGTGCTTTACTACGATGCCAAAGCGTTTATGATTGAATTTAAAACATCTGATGGTGTGCAATCAGCAGGGCAAAAAGATTGGCAATGGTTGATTACAAGCAATGGTTTTCAATATCACATCATTCGTTCACTACCAGAGTTTCAATCACTAATTCTTATGTTATTAAAATAATACTTATCTTTGTGCTATGATATCATCAGCAAAACCGACCTATATCACCTTTATCGTTGATAAGTTAAACAATGGAATAGTTGACCCTAAACATATTGTTTCAGAATTTTGCATTAAATTTCAGAAAACAGAAAGAACATTTTGGAATCAATGGAAAATAGCCAAATTAAAGTGGGAAACATTGCACGAGGCGAAAGAAAAACTAAAAGAGGATGCTATACTCCAAAATGATTTAAACCTCTTTAAAAGTGGCTTAAAATCGAAAGAGGAAAGGCAATTACAATTGCAAAATAAAATCAATGAACTTGATGAGATATTATTAAAGGGTACTACACCAGATACTATTTTTGATAACAAAGCAATGATTTCAGTTGATGTTATAAGGAATTTGACTGCCATTGAACGTGCTAATCTTATGAAAGTGCAGCGTGAAATTACTGCAGAACTAAACAAGATGGGTGGTGATTATGCCCCTGCGAAAAGTGAAGTTAAGGTGGTAGGTGAGCAACCATTGTTTAATTAACTATGTTTCAAAGGACAACTGCGATAAATAAACTACTGGCTATGAAAGCCAGAAAGCGTGTGATTCAAGGTGGCACAAGTGCGGGCAAGACCTATGGCATAATCCCAGTAGCAGCAATTGATTATGCTACTAAACACCCAAGACACCTCATCACAGTTGTTGCTGAATCTATTCCAGCAGTTAGAAATGGGGCAGTAAAGATATTCCAAGACACGATGTTTGATACAAATAGGTGGATTGAAGAACATTGGCGAAGTAATCCTATGGAGTATAAGTTCTCAAATGGTGCAATAGTTCAATTTACTGCGTTTGATTCAGTTGGTAAAGCCAAAGCAGCAGGCAAGCGTGATGTGTTATTCTTAAACGAAGCAAACCACATTGACTACGATATTGCCGATGCGTTAATTACAAGGAGCAACACTATTTGGATTGATTATAACCCAGATAGGCAGTTTTGGGTTCACGATGAGATATTGACTGAAGAGGATTCAGAATTCTTATTGCTCACTTACAAAGACAATGAGGCTTGCCCACCAGAGATATTATCGGAGTTGAACATTAAGTTAGGCAAGGCATACCATAATCCTTTAGGAGATAAAACAGACCCAAAGAACATCAAAAATGAATACTGGCATAATTGGTGCAGAGTGTACATTGATGGTGAAGTTGGCACATTGCAGGGTGCAATCTTTCAAAATTGGGATATTGGCACATTCGATGATTCATTACCGCACGTTTATGGTTTGGATTTTGGATTCAGCAATGACCCAGACTCACTAATTAAAATAGCAGTTGATAAGAAGCGAAGAATAATATACTTGCAGGAGTGTATGTATAAGACTGGCAATAGCACCGAGCAATTAAGTGAATCGTTGAGGTTAAGAGTAAACCCCATCAATAGCATCATCGTTGCGGATAGTGCCGACCCAAGAACAATAAACGATTTAAGGCAACGAAACTTTAATGTAATGCCAGCGCAAAAGGGTAAGGATAGTGTGAGAAATGGCATAAAGCGAATGCAAGACTATCAGATAGTTGTAACTGCTGATAGTTTAAACCTCATCAAAGAATTGAGGAATTATATTTGGCACGATAAGAAATCAGAAACACCTATTGATGCTTATAACCATCAAATTGACCCTGCACGTTACGGATTTGATTACCTTGTACCAGTATCCACGTTAGCCATTGGTGGTGCTTAAAATGAATTATTTTAACGAAATTTGCGAATATGAAAAGAATTATTAATACATTTGTCCAATATTTATTCAATAAATGAATTTCATTCAGAAAGTAGTTGGGAAAATAGCAAACAAAGCGTTAAGCTATGCCAATACTATATCGTTAACCGAACAGAACAGAGAAACAATCTGGAGAGAGTTTGGTGGCTTGATGCCATTGAATTGGGGCAATAGGGCTGATTTAATGATTAGGGAAGGCTATTCAGAGAATGTTGATGTATATGCCATAGTAAAGAAGATAGTTGATGTAAGCAAGTCTATTCCTTGGGTAATTGAAAGGAAAAGAGTTGATGGTACTTGGGAGAAAATATACAATACATCTCTTCACGAGTTAATGGATGAGCCAAACAACTATAAGGGCTATACTTGGAATGATATTGAAGAACAAACCTTACTTTACTTATTGATTACTGGCAATGTTTATTTAGTTGGTAATACTCAATTTAATTCAAGATTGATTCAAGAATTAGACATTCTACCAAGTTCAGCTATAAACATTTATAACCGCAACTTAAATTTCTTTATGCCACAACTTGAATATCAATTCAATTTCGGTGGCACATCAAGAGTTTATACACAGAATGAGTTAAAGCACATTAAGTTCTACAATCCAAACTTACAAACATTTGATTATGGATTAAGCCCTATTCAAGTTGCTGCATACGTTGTTAAGGTAGGCAATGAAAGATGGATTGCTGATGCAAGTATATTGAGCAATAAAGGTGTTGCAGGATTAATTTCAGATAGTTCACAATTGCCAATGACACCAGATGAGGCAACAAGGGTAGATGCTGAATTGAGAAATAGAGTAGGAGGAGCGCATAACTTTGGTAAGATTATTACCACAAACAAAGACTTAAAATACATTCAAATAGGTATGTCACCGAGTGATATGCAACTACTTGAAAAAGGAATAGTAAATACCAGAGCATTGTGTAATGTGTTCGGTATTGATGCCAAGTTATTCAACGATACTGCTGCAAGTACATTCAACAATAGTTTAGAGGCGCAAAAGAATATGTATACCAATTGCATCATTCCTCTATCTGATAAAATGGCAGAGGCATACACGCAATATTTATGCGCTAATCACTTTCCAAGTCAACAAGTGAGAATGCGACAAGACTTTAGCGGTGTTGAATGCCTGCAAGAAAACAAAATGCAGTTAGCAGACTTTAAAATGAAAGGCATATTTACTGCAAACGAAGTTAGAGTGGCAATGGGCAAACCTCCGATTACTGATGACCCAAATGCAGACAAATTAATTATATCAACAACATTACAATCTACCATAGGCAATGAGCAAAACCAAAGCACAACTGGAAGCAATTAAGATTAAGAAATTAGCAACTAAAATCGTAAAGAAATGAAGTTACCAAAATTCAATGATAAGAGTGAGAAGTGGGCTTTCTTGAAGAAGAATAAAGACCTCATCATTGCTGAAAAAAAGGCTGCCACAAAGTATGCTGATTGTATTGCTTATTCTATGCCAACTGAATATAAAAAAGATGGTGTAACGAAAGCTATGATGGATGACATTGATATGCCAGATGAGGTTGAGGTTATTACTGCGAAAGTGGTAATCAATACAACTAACATTGTGGATAGTCACGATGACTGCCACATTCAAGGCATTTGGAAGAAGTCACTTAATGAAACCAAATCATTCTACCTATTGCAGGAACACAGAATGGCATTTGATAAAGTGATAAGTGATACAATCATTGCAAGCACCAAGAAAATGACTTGGGATAAGTTAGGCTTTCCCAACTTACAAGGTGATACTGAAGCATTGATATTTGAGGCTGAAATAAGCAAGGATAGAAACGAATTTATGTTTAACCAATACATTAATGGTTGGGTAAAAGAACATTCAGTAGGGATGAGATATATCAACCTTTATCTTTGCATCAATTCCACATCAAAGCAGTTTATGGAGGAGAAAGCAAATTGGGATAAGTATTACCCAATGGTAGCGAATAAAGACTATTTAAAAGAAGATGAATATTTTTGGGCAGTAACAGAAGCTAAAATCATTGAGGGTAGTGCAGTATTAAAGGGCAGTAACTATGCAACACCTACAATGAGTGTAACTATACCAAAAGAAAATATTGAGCCGTTGAATGACACTCAACAATCCGTAGCCGATTTATCACTACAAAAACAAAAACAAAAACAATTTTTTATTAATCTCACAAAAAACATTTAAAATGAAAAGTAAATTTGAATTATTCCTTGAAACAAAAGGATTAAACACCATATCTTTCGCAGGTCAAGAAGCAGAAGAAATGGCAAAGTTGTATAACGAATACAACGAAGAAGCAAGAAAAGCATTAGAAGATGCAGTATCTAAAAGCGCAAGTAAAGAAGATATCGAATCTTTGAAATCAGAACTTGCTACTGCTCAAAAAGAGCAAATGGTACAATTGAACAAAACATTGAAAGAATATGGTTTGGCAATTGAGAAATTAAACAAGGATAACCAAGCAAATTCTTTAACTGCTCAAGCATCTGATATCAGAAAAGCATTAGAGGAAAACAAAGCAAACTTGACAAAGTTAAAAGACCTTGATAAATCTGCTGCTCACGGTGCTGGTTTCTCTTTCAAGGCTGCTGGTGATATGTTAGAATCAACTAACATTAGCGGTGGTAATGTGCCAGTTGAGCAACGTATTGCAGGCTTAAACCTTATTGCTACACGCAGACCAAGACTAATCGATTTATTCGCAAAAGGTCAAGCAGCAAGTAATATCATTTCTTGGGTGTATCAAGCAAACAGAGATGGTGCTGCTGGTGGAACTGCTGAAGGCGCAACAAAGAATCAAATTGATTTTGATTTGGTAGTTGCATCTCAAGCGGTGGTTAAGCGCACTGCATTCATCAAGGTATCTACAGAAATGTTAGATGATATTGATTTTATCGAAAGCGAAATCAGAAATGAGTTGATGCGTTTGTTAATGTTAGATGTTGAAAACACATCTTACTCTGGTAATGGAACTGCACCAAACTTAAATGGTATCAGAACAGTTGCAACTGCGTTTGCTGCTGGTACATTTGCAGGAACAGTTGACAATGCTAATAGTGCCGATGTACTTGTTGTAGCTATGAATCAGATTGCAATTGCTAACCAAGAAGCACCTAACGCAATATTGATGCATCCTTCAGACATCGCAGCATTGAAGTTAATGAAAGTTTCTGCAACTGATAAGCGTTATGTTGATAGATTACTTTACATTGGTATGGATTTAACACTTGATGGTGTTCCGATGTTTGGAAGCACATTAGTGACTGCTGGTACATACCTTGTTGGTAACTTTAATTTGTCTGTTTTATATCAAAAGCAAGGTGTTATGATTAACATCGGATTAGATGGTAATGACTGGACAAAGAATATGCGTACTATCATTGCAGAATGGAGAGGTGCATTAGTAACCAAGAACAACGACAGAACTGCGTTTGTGAAAGGTACATTTGCAACTGACATTGCTGCATTAGAAACTGCTTAATTAAATGAGCAAAGTAAAATCTAAAGAAGTAGTAGCGGAGGCACAAACCTCTGCTGCTGCTCCTTCTGAAAAGAAATCAGAAGCGAAATTGGCAACGCAATCAACTAAAGAAGTTGAGGTTGTTATTGTCAAAGATTTTAATGGCTTAAAAGCAGGAGAAAAAATAGTTGTATCTGAAAATATTGCTGAATTATTAACTAATAAAGGGCTTGTAAAATAATATGGGAATTCTAATATCAGCCTCCGATTTCATAGGCGAAAATAAAATAGCAACGGATGTGTTTACGGATGCTGAATTAGATAATTTCATTACGCTATACGAGTCAAAATTACTTTATGAGTTATTAGGCATTGAGTTGTATATTTTATTCATTGCAGACCTAATCGGAGGTGTGCCACAAACTGCAAAGTATGTGACCATTTACGATGCGTTTGTTAAGGAAATAGATAATGAGATGATTACAAGTGATGGTATGAAAGTTATGTTGGTTAAATGGGTATTTTTCCACTACGTTAGAACGCAGCCACAAACCAATACCATTCAAGGTAACACGCAAAGCGAAGGCACTATAAATATGCCCAGCGCAATGAGTTACACATCATTAGTCATTGATTACAACAAAATGATTCTAACATTCAAGGCAATTCAAACCTATATCGAATCTGTAAAAGATGCCGATTATCCTACATTCAAAGGTGTTTATAAAAATTATATGTCGTGGGCATAATTACTACTAAAGACCATATTAAAAATGTTGTTGATGCAATAGATAAAACTATTGTAGTTAATTCAGTTGTTGCCGATGGTAGCAACTGGAAATTGATGACAACAAATACGAAGTGGGCAACCTTTGGTAAAATATTAAGCGGTAAGGTAATTAAGGAAGTTGTATTCAATGAATCAATCACTATTGCAGCAGCTACCCAGCCAACTACTGGCATCTATAATTTAGCAGCACCATTCTTTTATTTTGGGACATTTTTAGAAACCAATTCAGAGTTGATTAAGGTGTCAAGCAGTAACAATAAATTACCATTGATATACTTGCATATGAATGCACCAGAGAGATTCGCTGATGAGGAAGCTACTATTGATTTCGAAAGTGATTGCGCTATCTATTTTCTTGTTGATGCCGACCCTAAAAATTGGTTACGTTCAACACATTTAGAGCAGGCAATAAAGCCAATGAAATCACTATGTTCAGAGTTTATTCGTTCTTTATTTGCGTATAGTAGAACTAACGCAAGCAACAAGATTACATACGTTGAAAATGATTATGCTAATTTCGGTAAGGTGCAATGGGAGGGTGTGAAGAGTCAAATCTTTTCGGACAATACCTCTGGTACTGAACTGCTAATTAAAATACCATTTAACAAATGTTTTTCCTGCTGCGAAAATTAAAACAAATTATTAATATTTAAAACAAAAAACAATATGTCATTATGTTCTTGCGATGTGTCGCTACAAAACACTGGTTCACCAAGTTGCTCACCAATTATGGGTGTTGCAGCAAATTTTATTTTAGTTCCGTTAATTGCCAATGATGGTACATTTAACTACATTGACCCAACTGCTACATTAAATGATGCATACTTTACTGCATTGATTAACGAAGCAGATGATTCAAAGCGTTGGTATCCAACTGGCAAATTAAAGAATGTTACCACAGATAGAGCAGACCCTATCTTGGAAACATTTGAAGATGGTTCAAGTGTATTCATTCGTGATGGTATCAGAAACTTTACTGCTATGATTATCAAAGGTAGCTTTGAACTTGCAAAACAATTCAACGCTAACAGATGTTCAACATTTGGAATCTTTATCGTTGATTTGGATGGTAACATTTTAGGCACTACCAAAACTGGAAGTAACTACCTTTACCCTATTGCGTGTGATGCTGCAACTTTCTACGCAAAGCCAGTATTCACAACTGATACAACTATCCAAAAGATAATGTTGATGGGTCAATGGGATGTTTTACAAAAAGATGATGATTTAAGAATGATTTCAGCATCTTCAATCTCTGCTGCTAACATCGTTAACTTGAAAGGTCTAATGAATGTTTATACAACTATAGTAAGCACAAGCACTACTACAATGGTTCTTGATTTATATGCTAAAGTTGGAAACATCGTTACTAACTACCCAATTGAGGGTCTTGTTACTGCTGATTTCGTTTCAAGTGATACTGGTTCAACAAGTAAAATGTATAATATTACTGATGCATCTGATGTAACTGTTACCGCTGCTGAAAGCACAACTATTGATGGTCGCTATACGTTGACTTATACTGCTCAAACTGTTGCAGATGTGTTACAACCTTTAATCAAGAAAAACGGATTAGATGGTGTAACTATGTTAGGAACAACTGGTACTGTAATTTAATTACAATTTAAAAATTGAAAAGCCTTTGCAGAGATGTGAAGGCTTTTTTTGTATATTTGCACTATGTGGAATCTTGAAGTAATTGCACGAAATGTCAAGAAATTAAACGAGGAAACTGCGTTTAAAAAGGTTATTAGCACTCCAGCCATACAAGTTGAGGCTATTAGATTAAATCGTGATGAGCAGCTATTTAAAAGGGGTGTAGATGTGTTTGGTGTTTCTATGAGGTCACTATATGCCAGAGGAGGCAATGTTTATGCTGATTACACCATAGCAATAAAGAATGAAAAAAATCAACCAACAGATAGAGTGACTTTGCGTGATACTGGAGCAATGTATCAAACATTTAAGACTAAAATAGTTGGTGATGAGTTGATGCTGGATGTTGATTCAATTAAAGAGGGTAAAGACCTGCAAAAAACTTGGGGACAATTCGTAGGTCTTGATGAGTTTAGTAAGGAAATATTAATAGAGAAATCAAAACCAATAGTTTTAAACTATGTTAAGAACACAATTTTATAACAACATTGACACAATGCCCATCTATAACTACTTACAAGTTGTGGAGCAGGGCAACAAGAAAGCATTGATACGCAAATGGGGATTATTTAAGCGAAATTTTACCATTGCATTTGAAGAAATCCAAAGGCAATTAGTCAATAGATTTGGCATTGCGGAAAGTTATATGGATGTGCTTGAAAAAAGGCGAGAAATAGCGTGTTTGCAGATAGATTTGCACGTTACTGATGATAGGTTTAACAAAACATTAATTGGCATTGCAGAAGCAGAATTAAAAGAGTTAACAGACCGCAAATCATCTACTACTGATGAGATAAAAGATTATTTAGAAAAATATAAAGGATTTCACTTATCTTTGCATACAATTACAGTTGCAGAGTGGTTTGGTTACGTTAAAAATTATTCAAAGCAGCAAAAACAAATAAAAGCATAGTAAAATGGCAGAAGGTAAAGCGTTAGGCAAAAATGATTTATTCGAGAGTGATGCATTCAATGATGCCATTAAAGGTGCTGATGCGTTACTTGCAATTATTCGTGAAACAAATAAGGAAATAAAGTTAAGTTTAGCTGCTCAAAAAGAATTTGTTTCCGCTTTTAAACCGAAATCATTCGATGATGTAAAGAAATTAAATAATGAGTTAAGGCAGACATCTGACCTCATCAAAATGAAGCAGCAGTTGGAAGTGGCTGAATTGAAAGTATTGCAACAACAACAAACATTAGAGCAGGCAGCAATTAGAACTGCAATTGAGAAGAATAAGTTAACCAGAGAGCAATTAAGGGCTGAAAATGATTTGGCAAAAGCAATTGATGCAGAAACCAAAGCAAATCAAAGGGCGCAACAACAATTAAAACAAACCAACGGAGAATACAAAAAAGGTGTTCAAGCATTAGCAGCAGTTAAGCAGCAGTTAAAAGAACTTGAATTTACTGGCAGAACAAATGGTAAATTATTCAAGGCATTATCACAAGAATTTACCGAGTTAGATAGGCGAGTAAGAGGTGCAGAAACAAGCGTTGGAGAATTTCAGCGCAATGTAGGTAACTATGCAGGTGCTTGGAATGGATTGGGCAATAGTATTAATCAATTAAGCCGAGAGATGCCAGCGTTTGCCAATAGCATAAGCACTGGTTTTATGGCAATATCAAACAACTTACCTCAACTGTTTGATGAGATAAATAAGATTAAGAAAGCGAATGTTGAACTTGCTAAAAGTGGTGCGCCAACAACATCAGCATTTAAGCAAGTTTTAAGCGGTATCTTTTCGTGGCAAACTGCATTGTCTGTTGGTGTAACATTGCTTACATTGTATGGTGCTAAAATGATTGATTTTATTGGCAATTTGTTTAGTGCTGAAGCAGCATTTGAGGATGGTGCTGCTGCTATTGATGCCAACACAAAATCAATTGAAAGAAATAAGGAGGCATTAATAGATTTGCAAAAGCAAGTTGATGCTATGATTGTGAAAGAATTAGAAATGGATGGGGTGTTAAATAAATTAGATTTGGCAAGAGATGCAGCATACAATGAATATCAAAAGAATTTAGATGATATTCAGAAGTTAAGAAAGCAGGCTGCTGATGACCAGATAAAGGCAGCAGCAGAATCTATTAGTGATGAGGAAGATAGAGTTGAATTTTTGGCAAAGTTAGGTAGAGAAGAAGTTGCTGGAGTTGTTTCTATTACAATGAAAAAAGGAATTACAAGAAGAGATTTTTCAGATGAGGAATTGAAGTTGTTGCAGGCTACAAATTCAAAACTATTTGCATTAAGAATACAATATGACAGAGCAGAAGAAAAGGCAGCAGAATTGTTGAATGAAACATTGGCAATGTCTAAAAAAGAGTTTGATAAGGATGCAGAAGAAGCAGCAAAAAAAGCAGCAGAAAAAAGACAAAAAGCATTAAAAGATTTATACACAGATGAGGCACGAATAATAGCGTTGACCAACAAGTTAAAAGCCGATGCAGTAGAAGATGATTATCAAAGGTCATTGGCAGCATTAGAAGCCGACAACCTAAATGAAATAAAAGCAATAAAAGCATCAAAATCAAGGGCAGAAACAAAGCACAAAGCATTATTGGCATTAGAGTTAGACTTTTACCGCAAACGTGCTGAATTGCAAATGAAAATGATTATGGAATTGCAGGCAGAGCAAGACAAATATCAAGATGAGGCAACTACTAAAATAGAAAAAGAATTGACTGAAAGATTGGCAAAAGAGGCTAAAATTAGGCACGATGCCCAACTTGTAAGAATCTATCAAAATGATAAGGATGCAAAAAAAGAACTTGAAGCCAAAATAGCAGCCATTGAAGAGGAAAGAGATATATTATTGAAAAATGCACACCTAACTGAAGATGAGGTTTACATCATTAAATATGAGGCGCAAAAGAAGATTGATGACCTTGAAAGCCAGTATTCAAAAAAGAGAATAGATACTGCTATTGATGAGGCAAACAAGTTAGTTGCAATAACTGATAAGTGGATGAAAGCAAGATTTGAAAAGCGCAAAGATTATTTAGATAGAGAAATTGACCTAAACAAATCAGCTATTGAAACACAACAAAGACTTGCAGAACGTGGGCTTACAAACACATTAGCATTTGAACAAAGCAAGGCAGCAAAGTTACAACTTGAACGTAAAAGATTGCAAGAACAAGAAATTAAGCAGCAAAAGCGTGTTGCATTCTATAACTTGTTAAGCGGTTATGCGAAAACAGAACCAGCAACTGCTTTGCAAAAAGCAATTTTAGAAACTACGTTAGCTGAAATAGTAGCAGGTAGCTTTATTGATGGGACTGAAAATGTTGAACGTGATTTAAGTGGAAACAAGGTGCATAATGGTAAAGATGGTTATGTTATTGCAGTTGATGGTGATGAGCGTATATTTAACCCCAAGCAGAACGCAAAAATAGGTGATATAAGCAACGATGAGGCTGCTCAAATACTATCAGACTACCAGAGTGGAAAACTATTCAACTACGGTGATGTAACGCAGCCAATTATTAATGTGCCAAATCAACATATTGATTTAAGAAGTACTAACAATTTGTTGTTAGAGGTTAAGAAAGCAATTGAAAACAAGCCAGTAAACCACACCAATTTAAGCAATTTAGGTGATGTTATTGAAACTCAAATAACTGCTGGAGTGAAAAGGGTATTAATCCACAAAAGACAACGTAGAATCTAATGGTAAATTTGAAATTGTATCTTAACAATGTGCTGATTAATCCTCCCAAGAACTTGAGAGAATTATCAGTTGAGGTTAACTTTCAAGATGGTGAATTTGCGAATCAGCAATTGACCATTAATGATTTTGAATTTGTTCGTGAAAACATTGATGCAATTAATGGTTGGATAACTGCTGGATTTATCTTTGAGGGTATGCCATTGCGTATAGAGGAAACAGATTTAAATGGTGTTATAACTACGTTTTTTGATGGGTATATTGACCTATCAGACCAAACACAATTTGATGAGTATGGCATTATAGCGAAAAGCAAACCAAAGTATTCGATTGATTGGCTTAATGATGTGGCAACTGGCTTTAGTTTTGATTACTTGTATACTGAAGCAGGCATAATTACGCAGGCTGATTTCGTTGACATTCCTTATGTGATTTCTTCAATACCAGACTACGAAAAGTTAGCTATTACAGTCATTGGTTTAACACTTATAATTGATGGGCTTGTTGCATCTGCAAATAGCTTAAGTGGCGCAATTGCTTCGGTTATTACTGCATCACCAGATTGGGGAAATTACTTTTTGTTGATTGGTGAAATCCTTAAATTTATTGGCTTAATGATTGCTGCATTTGCATTGATTAAGCGAATGTTTGCGGTAATAATTCAGAGAGTAAAGTATCACAAAGCAATTCCGATAAGAACACTATTCATAAGAGGTTGCCAATATTTAGGATTATCATTTCAAAGCAGCATTATTGTTGCAAATGATGTAATATTGCCAAAGAAATATTATGTGCCTAAAAACCCATCAAACCCATTTAATTTAGATTTATTAGGCGCATTTACACCTAATGAATTTGTGCAATTTGGTTTTCCAGATGGGACATTTGCTGATTTCATTATTAAAATGAAAGACTTGTACAATGGCAAAGTTTTGTTCAATGGCAATCAGTTATTGTTTGAGCGCAAAGATTTTCAAATTGCTACACCACAATACACTATTCCAAGTGTAATAAACACAAAGTATCAGTTAAACACCGATGAATTTACCAGCAATTTCGTTTGTACTTTTCAAACAGATGTAACCGAAAGCAATTCTATCACAGATTATATAGGCACTAATTATCAAGTGACATTGCGACCAATAAATATTGTGAATTCTCAATTCGTTTTAATGAAAGGTTTAAACCAAGTTGAATTTGCTTATGCACTTGGGAAAAGAAAACTTGAATTGACCGCAATAGAGCGTTTTTTTGATGAGATAAATGAGCAGATTGATAACATTGTAGGCGGTTCGGTAAACCTACTTAATACAATCATTTATGTAATTAATGATGTTATTGATGGTATTAACGATATAGTTGATTTCTTTGAAGATTTGGGTGGTCTTGTTGGCTTTGACATTACTATTCCAGATATCCCACAAATACCAGAGATTCCTTACTCACCATTAGGCGAATTGTTGGACAATAGAATAGGAATGTTGCTGCTTGAAAAGGATAGTTTTATGGTTGATAAATTATTGCGAATAGAGAGTGATGGGAAGCTAACAACAACGCAGCCAACTGCCAGAGAGCAGTTTGATTTGTTCTACACTATTGACTACTTTACGCAATACAAATATCAAGATTGGGCAGGTTTGCCATTCAATACTGTTAGCTTTAATCAAATCAGATTAAATCCATTGGTTTTTAATGGTTCAGCAGTTGGTTTGATTGAATCAGCAAAATACAACATTTGGAATAAAATTTGTGACATTAAGACAAAAACTCCGTATATTTACACCACTAATTTAATCAAGACTACAATTGAGCCAACTGGAGAATAACGCAAAAATAGCATTAAGTGGGTTAGCAGGGATGTTTAGTGAGGTGGAAACACTTATTAGCAAAGCAAAACAAGGCATAGAAACAAATGAAGAGAAAGCTATATTTGCACAAAAATTAGAGCAAAGTGGCATTTTAAAAGAATTTGAAATAGTAAGAGAAAAACTTAAAGACTTGCACAAGTAATGGCAGTAAATATTATTGGTCAAACATTTTACGATGTAATTACTACTGGTAGTAGTGGAAGCAATTTTCCATTATTCAATATTGGTGAATCATTATTGGTTTGGACAGATGTTGAATTTTTTACTCAAGTAAACTTTACACCTGCTGCTCCTTTAGTTACTGGTAGCGTTGTCAATCAAAACCATTTATATGGCAGCAATAGATTTGCAAATGTAAGCGTTGGTGACACCATAAGAATAACTTGTAGCGCAGGCTTTTTTTCTACTGCTAACAATCAAAATGTTACTGTATTAGTTAAGTATAGCAACAATGAAATATTAGTTTCTAATGCTATCGTTAGCGGTCTGGCAGTAACGAATAACGAGAGCAATGCTGATGCTATTCTTTACAACTTAACTGAAATTCAATCATTAGATTTTCAATATAATTTTATTGAAAATGGGCAGCCAAATCAATTCAATTCATTAACCACAAATCAACTGCAATGGTTCAAGGCAGATAACATCGATGCATCAAGTTTTGGCACACCATCAACACTTGTTCCTCAAGGTGGTTTGGAATGGCAAATTAGGTCTAATTTTGTTGGAACATCAGATGCATATCGTGTAAGCTATGATACAACTAATGGTAGGCAAGTATTTAGAGTAAGACATTATGTTGTTGCTACACCATTGTTTTTGGCATCTCAATTAATAGATGCAGTCAACAACATTGCGCCTACTTATTACTTGAATGGAAATTGCCTAAAATACATTGTAAAGATATCTGGATTACGCAGCATTAATGACCCAAATTCATTGCAAGTTGTTGAAACAAATAGCAGCATATTAGGCAATAGTGGTTGGTTTGATGAGTCATTTAATCAAGGAGCGCAAGATTACTTTATTCAGAACATTCAATACTTTAATAATGCAATTCCTACAACGGAAATAAGCAGTTTTATTGGCTATGACCAAACTATTGAATTTGATATAACAAGCGCAACTGGTGATTTTGCAGCAGGGCAAAGAATTTCCATTGGCGGTATGAAATTGCCAAACAATCAAATTGAATACCAAAACAATGGTAGGTCACTTGGAGAAAACTTTTTGTTTGCTGATTTATATCCGTATGTTGATGGTTTGGTCTACACGAATCCATACGGAAATGATGGTAATTTTATTGATAGTGTAAAGGCAGATTTCATAAACGCAAACACTATTCACGTTACTATTTATTTGGTTTTGGTTGCTGATACAATTTCAGTATTAAATGAAAGTTTAACCCCACGTTTTTGCTTTTTTTCTAACATTGCAAATCCAGCATTTACCCAAGTTGTTAATTCAAACAAACAAGTAATTTGGAGTGGTGTTAAGAACTTTAATAATGTTGTAAGACCAGCAGACCTCAACTGCCTGCAAACATTTAAAAGACATTATGAAGATGCTAATGATGATGGGATAACAGATGACATCACTACATTTAAAAATGATGAGTGTGTTATGGAAAGCCTTATCTATGGCACTTGGGAGGAATTCCCATCTACTGTAGATTCAGTTTATCTTACTAAAATTTATCAGCAAGTTGTTGCAAAAAGAATAAGTGATGGTGCTGAATTCTTGTTGGAGGATTTTCAATTGAATGTGCCAGTTATATTTCAAGGTGGTGCGCCATTTATTAACTATTCAAACAACACAGTATTCAACATTCCAACAACTGAAATTCGTAAACCGATAACAGTTACAATTGTTGATGCAGTTCCAACACCATCAAGCGCAAAGTTTAAAATCAGCTATCCATTTATGATTCGTTGGGAAGCGTGGGTAGCATTGCTTGGGGTGAATTCAGATTTCTTTAACCCATCTGAACAAAACAATGGTCAAAATCAAGATTGGTATCATTACTTAACTGCTAATTGGGAGATATATTTTAGAACTGGCTACGATGTTGTTTCAAGCGTAAATCCCTACCATTTCGATGAGGACATTTTGATACCAATCAACGATTATGCAAGTAATCCAGCCTATTCAGTAAAGAAAGTTGAAACATTCACAAGCGGTGGCACACCATTAACTGCTGGAGGTGTCAATTACATTCAAGCAGGCAGCAACACAATTGTAAGGGCAACATTCACAAAGCCAACTGGTTTATTGATTAGTGAAAGTAAAGTGGTGTTTGGAATTGAAATACACGAACAAGGTGGGATAGGTGGAAGAGTAAGGTTTTCAAGTGTGTGGGAAACAACATTCCCATTAACTTGGTTTGTTCCCATTTCGGGAATAGATGACAAGGTTGTTTTAACGCAAATAAATTCAACAACGATAAAGGCAGAAGCGGTGCTTGATTACAATGCGTTGCCAGTTGGAAACATAACCTATGACATCGTTGCAAGGATTTATGAGGTTGAAAAAACACCAGACCCCGAATTTGATAAAACAATGACCGATGGTACATTTAAGACAACAACCGATGGTAACATTAAATCTATAGCATAATGCCAACATTTGACGGAGAAGCAGCAACACAGATATTCTACACACTACCAGCAGCAAGTGCAGTAGTGCCTACGTTACTATTGCCTAACACAGATTTGTGGGATTGCTGCGCTGACTTTAAACTATTGCAGTTGGCATATGGTGATGGGAGTGATGCAATGAAGAATGATTTCTTCACGTTTATGGACATCTGCTCACCTACTGCTACTAATGCAGTTTATAAGATTTACAAAGACAATGTTTTGTTAGCTACAATGAGTGGTGGAACTACTTATGGTGTTAACTATGCTTTTGGATTTCAAACTGTGAATAATCAAAAGTATGTAGGCTATAAGATAGAATGGCATAAGGTGTTGACATTGCACGGAGCAGGGATTTACAAAGTAGAATTAGCGGTTACTGATGGTGTGTTGGGCAATGTATCAATATTCTCATTTGATTTTAAATTGTGCGAATACAGAGCAGATAGAGCAGAGATGACCATTAGATTGCAATGGTATCAAAATGGTTTAATTGGTAGCTTAAGTGATGATAAATTGACTGTGAATTACTTGAATTTAAATTGGGTAAATCAAATCCGTTTATCTGGTTACTTTGGTTACCCAACTGCAGATTATACGAAGGAAGAAATTCAGTATCAAAATGGTGTTAGGGAATGGACATTTGATGAGCAAGAACCGATTTACATTTTAGAAACCAAAAGAATTCCTGCACAACTGCACAACCTTTTTAGGATTTCAATAATGCAATCTGATAGATGCACTATAACGGATTATAATTCGAGAAACGCTGAAAAGTATGTTGATAAAGAAATAATGTTTCAAACCGAATATAAACCAGTTTGGAAGCCATTAATTAGTAAATTAGCACCAGTAAAATTAGAGGTTAGACAAAGATATAATAATTATAAAAAACATCGTAACTAATGGAAATTAATCAGTATGCAGTAACTGCTTCAGAAATGAAAGATTTGTCCTTTTTGGACATTGACCAATATGTAAGTGCTGGTGTATACCAATCACAAAAAGTGCCAGTAAGTTTAGTCAAGGCATTGATGTTGTCGGAAAACATTGAACAGATTTTGTTAGCTGATATGCAAGCATTAGCGGTGGCTGGTGATTTGGTATCATTAAAAAATTATCTTATTGATGATGGTAGCACATTATATCTTGTTATGGCTGCTGGAGGTGTTGGTAATCAAATCTACCAATATGCTATTGATGTAACAACTGGTTTATTTGGCACATTTGACTTGGTTAGTGGAGTGTTTACAGTGGCAGCACCTACATTGCAACAAGTAACGGATGCAGGTTATACAACTACGAATGGAATTAAAGTTGATGATGGAGTAGGTAACTATGTTCAAGTTGTAACTTCAAATATATTTATGGAGGATAGTTCTGGAAATGCATTAAGTATTTATCCCGATTCTATAACTATTCAAAACCCATCATTTGGTGCTGGTACAATTAAAGCTACTGCATTAGCTAATAATGTTACATTTGAATTGCCAAACAAGGCAGCAGGGACACAAACCTTTGCAATGTTGAGTGATATTGGTGCTGGTAGTGGAACAGTTACAAGTGTAGGTTTATCAATGCCATCAGCATTCAGCGTTGCAAGTAGTCCAGTTACAACAAGTGGCACAATAGCGGTAACTGGTGCAGGATTATCAAGCCAATATGTGAGAGGTGATGGTTCATTAGCTAACTTCCCATCAAGTGGTGGCGGTGGCGCATCAGTTAACTACTACTTAAATGGTTCAGTTTCTCAAGGCACATTTGGTGGTGTGGCAATGAAGGAAATTAACAAAACACCTATCATTGGAACTGGTACTGATTTTACTATTGCTGCTGATGGTTACATTCAGTCATTTATAACCGATGCAAATGACCCTAATCAGTTAGTCATTCCAGCAGGAAATTGGAACTTTGAAACATATTTCAGCGCATCAAGTGGCGGTGGTTCACCATCATTTTATATTGAATTACATAAGTGGGATGGTGCAACATTAACTTTGATTGCAAGCAATTCAGCAACACCCGAAGGGATTACTGGAGGCACTACAATTGACTTGTATTTAAGCGCAATAGCAGTTCCGCAAACAACACTTGCATTGACCGATAGATTAGCATTAAGAATTTATGTTAACAATAGTGGTCGCACAATAACATTGCACACAGAAAATAGTCATCTATGCCAAGTAATAACAACATTTACAACTGGTTTAACTGCATTGAATGGTCTTACCGAGCAAGTTCAAAATTTGGCAGTTGGAACTTCGGGAACTGATTTCGCAATAAGTTCAGCAAGTAGCACACACACATTTAATTTACCTACTGCTTCAGCATCTAACAGAGGCGCATTGTCATCTGCTGATTGGTCTGCTTTTAATGCATTAAAAGTTGAAAATCTATCACTTCAAGATGGTGGTTCAAGCATAGCAGCAACAACGTATACATTAGAACTTTATGCCCAATATGCATACACTATTAATCAACTAAAAATTATCTCTGCATCTGGCACTTGCACAGTAGCAGTTAAGATAAATGGAGTAGATGTAACTGGCATAAGTGCAGTATCGGTAAGTAGCACCATAGCAACTGCTAATGCAAGTGCAGCAAACACAGTCGCAGTCGGTGATAAAATAACATTGGTAACGACATCGAATAGTGCATTGACTAACTTACAAGCATCTTTAAAAACAACCAGAATATAATGGGTAGAAGACTGATATACATAAGACCACAAGGCTACCTACCATTAACTACTGCTTGGATAGCAGCAACTGGCGAAACCAATACAACTATTTTAAATGCACTAAATACGTTTGAGGCAGGCTTGGATGCGAATAGTTTGACAACTAAATTCAATGCTATTTATCCTTTTGTTGGTGGTAATTCGACAAAGCACCGATATAATTTTATCAATACTGCAAATTTCCAATTAACATTTTTAGGTAGTTGGACACATAATGCAAATGGAGCAGAAAATGGAGTAAATGGCTATGCAACAACTGGTATAATTCCGAGTACTCATTTATTACTCAACGACAACCATTTAAGTAGTTATATGGGTATAATATCTAATACTGGAACTGATATTGGAGCATTTACTTTAGCTACACCACCAACAAGAATACTTCAATTAGATACAAGAACTGGTGGTTTATTTAGATACTTTGGAAATGATGCAACAACGCTTCAAGTGGCAACTGCTGACAATAGAGGGTGGTCATTAGGTACAAGAACGGCATCAAATGTAAAAACTATTTACAAAAATGGTGTTAGTGTTGGAACTAATAGCGTTGCTTCTGTTGGGTTGCCATTAGTGGGAATTTATTTAGGAACAAGAAATGTTGATGGTGCAGCCAGTGCTCCAAGTTCTGTAAATCGCCATCAATTTGATTCAATTGGTAGCGGTTTAACTGCTGGAGATGCATCAACATTGTATACGTTAATTCAAGCAATGCAAACAAGTTTAAGTAGAAATGTATAAAATGAAGCTAACACAACTAACAGAAGAAGAAAAGTTAACCTACGTTGGCTTGCTTACGGAATTGCAAAAAGACCAATTAGTCGGGCAGTTATATGCTCCATATTCTTACTATAATCCTATACAAGATATTGACAATAATTGGGTAATATCAATTGAAGAAATTGAACAAACAACAACACCAGAATTTATGTGGATAAAAGAATTACCTTTGATACTTTATGTTCCTAAAGAAATTACATTATGATTCATTCACACCACCCCGACAATAGCATATTAGTTATCATTACAAGCGTTATAATTCAAGCAGGGGTATGGACATCGGACTGGTTTGGTAATATGAATTTAGTCGGCATCTACGATACCATTTATGACTTCGCCAAGTTAGGTGCATTAGTAGTTTCAATGTGGGCATCGTATCGTGTAGCCAAGAAAAATAAGAATGACTAATCAAGAAATAGTCGCTATAAAACCATTGATATTAGTCTTGATTATTTTGTTGGTATATTTGATTGCAATGTTGTATCAGTATAGAGCAATAGTTAAGAATGTAGGCAGATTCTTTAAGGGCGGTGTGATTGCGTTGTTGGTAATGTTAGGTATAATGGATGAAAAATAACAAAGCCCTCACATTTCTGCAAGGGCTATGAATCTAATAACTTAACTAACATTGAACGGGGCAAAGATACGATTAAAAAGCGTAATTCAAAATATGTGCTATAACATCAATCGTCCAACCATTACCAAGCATCTTATAGCGTTGTGAATCACTAACGTGGTTGGTGTAATTATCTGCTACTGTTTGTAATCGTTCGCATTCGATTGGAGTTAGTCTGCGGATGCGTGAGTTTACAAACAAACCTCTACCTCTAACTTTATTACCATTTTGAGAACAAAGTGTATGTAATTTATCGTTTTCGGTATGCAAAATATCTTCACCTCGGCTACCTACTATTTTTTGAGCTTCAATTATATCCAACACCTCCACAGCGTGACTTCTTCCATCAGTATTCAATGCAGGACTAATTCCATCAATATCATAAATTCTATCTTGTTGGTAAGGTTGTGTGCCTCCATTTGATTTATTGTTGGTGTTGATTTGTTTGACTTGTCTAACCTCCACCGCATTAGTATTCCCAGTATCCAAACAATAAGTTTTACCATCAGCTCTACTTAATGGGCCTGTTCCACCTTTGCCCGATGTTGATGAACGTGGCATTGTGTTGTGGACTATTAAATCCCAATTATGTTTATCAGTTGCAGTTGCACTTCCTCCATTTCTTATTGTACGAGATTTAGCATTTAAATCAAGGCCAGTAAATTGTTTATCTCTAACATAAGTACCATCAAAAGGAGTTTTATAATAACCAGCAATCAAACAACCGCTTTTGTCTTTATTATCAGTAGTTAACATATTTTCATTAGCAGTTGACTTTAAGCATTTATTTATTGCTTTCTCACTCAAAAAATACTTTTCATCAACTTTAGTTTCTAATATATCCTTTAACAATATCCCTCTATCTTTCGGTTGATCTATAATAGATTCCAAATCGCCAAACAAACCGCTTGGTTGCATACCTATGTTTGTCCAGTATATTCTCTTACGATTCTGCGCTGAAACTAATGCAGAATTAATGTGGATGCCATTTACACCGATGGCTTTACTTAATACTTTTTCCCACTTTTCGCCCATCTCTACATTTTCAAGTAGAAAGTATGTAGGTTTGCATTCGTTAATCAGTCGCATAAATTCCCAAAATAAATAGCTTTGCCCCTCAAATTCGTAACCTTCTGCTTTCAATTCCAAGTAATGTTCAAGTGTTAGAATTTCGGTTTCGCATTTCGTTGCCATTCCTTTGCGTTTACCTGCAAATGAAAATGATTGGCAAGGCGATCCTCCAAGTAGTAAATCAATTTTAGGTAAACTATATCCATTAACATTTACAACGCTTCCTAATTGCTTGGTATTTGGATAATTTGCCATCGTTACCTGAATAGCATACTTATCAATTTCACTTGCAAAGTAGTTGTCAACTTTCACTCCCAATCGGTCAAGAGCTTGTTGACCGCAACTCATACCATCGAATAAACTTAATACATTCATATTTCTTAAATTAAAAAACCTCAATCAATGCGAGTAGGAGGTCGCACCAATCAAGGCTTCTGTTAAAATTTCGTTTTGTTGCTCCTACACAACGCTGCAAAAGTAATAATTTATTTCAATCCAACAACAAGCCATAAAATAAACATTGCCCCACCAACACACCAAGCAGCTACCTTGCCTCTCCTTTGTTGTTTTGTTTCCTGCTTGCTTATAGCTAACAACGTGCTATCCGTTACGTTTTCCGCCTTGTAACCAACTATTAAAGAATCCTTAATCGTTGAAACCGAATCACATATTTGAAACGCATTAAACAACGCTGCATAGCTTGAATCCTTTACATTAATAATCTCATCACACAACACAAACACTGTGTCACAATCTTTTGGTAATGTGTGACGCAACTTCTTCATCAAAGCTATGTTAGTGTTGGTCAAAGATATTTCACGTTGTCTAATGCTATCTTTTGCGTTATTCGCAACCTGCAATCTTCGGTTGACTGATTCCAACTGGTTGAGCAATATTGCTTGTTCTATACCGAATTGTTTTTTCATCATTTCGGCTTCTGCTTTGTAATCAAATGGGATTACTTTCGGTTTCTCTTTGGCGCAATGGTTAAGACCTATTACTAACAATAGGCATAGGATAGCGAATGTGATAAGTTGGTGGTGTGGTTTCATATTGTTATTTTTAGCACCCATCACCATTAATAACCGCAGTTCTGGTAGGTGTTTCGGTTGTGAATTTAGTTAAGAATTTAGTATTAATCAATAAGAACGTAGCTGCCAAACCGCCCCAAAAGGCTTGCTTCAGAGTGATTAAACCTTGCGTTTCTGCGAGTGCTAAACTTGTTTGAATAAATGGTAGCAAAACGTAGATTAAGTAGTCTGCAATCTTTTTTAGTTGCTTGTTGTCGGGACTTCGATATTTCTGTTTTAGATTCATAGTTTTTGGTGTTAATTATCGGTCAATTTGCTTCAGGATTACATTTAGAACAATTCATAGTTATACTGCCATATTCAGGTTCTATATCATTTCCATACCACCCAGAGCCATCCCCACACTCATCGCAAAGCAAACCGCTGGCATTAAATAAACGTAATAGCTCAGTTAATGCTTGTTGAACAGGCATCCTGCCTTCATCAACTTTTATCAATATATTTTCAATTTGTTCTTCCATATCAATTAATTATTTCCCACTCAAATTTAGCCTTAATATTCCATTCGACCAAGGGCATAATCAAATCGTTTTTATCCTTGCGCCTAAAATAAACGTGGTCAATCTTTCGACCTCCGATAACTATGAAATCAATCTTAACAAATGTAATTACCTCTTTGCCATTCGTGTAGCGTGTATTGCGTGTCATACTATTGTCATTTTCCAGTTAGATAATTCGTAATGAGGCATATCTTTAAACGATTTAAAGTTGCCGCCCCAAGTCAACTTATTGCTTACCGATTGCAGTAGTTCCCAAAACTCTTTAAAGTGCTTTGCCGAGTAGTCTAACTCACGTTTACCAACTTTCACAAATGCTATATCGAAAGCCCTTGATGGGTAATAGTTGTGCGGACTTTGACCCGCTCTGGCATTAGTAATCTTCGGTCGCTTATGATAATAAACTTCCTGCATTGCATTGTTTCGGTAGGTGCAAACAATAATAACGTGAACATCGTTATGGATAGCGTTAAATTGCGCTTCTGCTTTCTTGTAGGCATTCGCTAATGTTGGATGCAAGTCTTCTAATAACCTGCTTTCAAAGGGCTTGGTTTCATCTTTGGGTTTCATATTGTTTATTTTTTAATTGTTCAACAAAATCTCTAAATTGGGTGTGTGGATTTCTATTCCAATCATCTTCATTAATTAAAATGTGCATTTCCAGTTTTTCAATCATATCTTCTTTGCATTGAGTATATCCTGCAATGTAACTACGTTTTGCAATATACCTATTCGACCCTTGTTCATAGTCATCTGACCAACTATCAGCTAACTTTTCTATTTCATCTTTTGCTTCCATTTTAATCAATTTTTAAATTAATAATCTCAATATTAAAAGGCACTTCTATGCCCTCTACACCATCTTTTTCAGCATAAGGATAAAGCATATACCCAATCGGGAAAGAACACTTCGGAGCGACTCTAAAAGCGTATCCATCATTAGCCTTGCATTCAATGTAGTAACCCCAATGCAATCTAACTTTAACAAGCTCACCGATTTGGTATCTGCCAATCCGTTGAATGATGCGCTGACCCTTAATATACGCATAAAAGTATAAAACACAATAGTTCTCTTCTTTGCGTATTCCCAAACGTATGCTATTCCAGTGATGCCAACCGCGTGAAAATCCAATTACTTTTTGGACTCCTTCGGATTTCGCGAAATCAGAAATAACAAATTCGCAGGATAGATTTGTTGGTTTATATAGCAGTTTCATTTCTTAAGCCATTGCTGCATAAAACCTGCTCCACAAACTGCACTTGTTAGAGAGGCGCAAAAGGATAAAGTAAACGTAAGTAATTCGCTATTTCCAAAGAAAACGCCAGTCATTGCGAATTTGATTGCCCAAAAGGACATAAATAGGGCTGATAATGCCCAAAGGATAAGTGATGGTTTTGTTTTCATAGTTTAAAAATTTTCGGGGTCTAATTCTTCGTTAAGTAATTGTTCTAATTTAGGGCTTAAATAAACTGGTGTGTTACCATTAGTAATGTCCGTTAATACCCAACCGCCACGAATGTTGTTTTCGCGGTCATCATTTTCATAATCAAAGTGCAATGTTAATGTTAGTGTTGTTTTCATATTATTAGTTTTAAATTTTGGCAAAGATAAAAATAAAATAATTAAATAGAAATTTTGTTTTAATAAAAATTTATAGTAGGTTTGCGGTCGAAATAATTAATACTAACAACTAAAAACAAAACACAATGAAACAAGAAAAACTATTTAATGACAAAATTGAATTTATAAATGTCGAATCAGTAATAGGTTCGGGATATGAAAACCAAGTGGCAAAGTTAGCCATTGAGGACAAAGTAGCTTATAGGGCAGCACGTAAAAACATGCAAATACATTCTGCAATTATATTACACATAAATAATGAGTTCGCGGGTTTCTTTACCTATCAAATCAATCATGATGCAAAAGAGTTTTGTTTGCTTCAATCGGCTATGGACTTAAATAAAAAGGATAAAGAAATTTATAAAGATATGGCAAGTGAAATAATAAAACAAAATACTTTTGGCTATCCAATGGTAATGACCGTTTCGCAAAAACATGATTTAGAAAACCCTAAAGTGTTTGCCGCAATTGGATTTAAAGAGTATTTAAATTTAAGCGGTTATTCATACATGGTTTATGGGACACTTGACCAAGTAAGAATGAAAAGACTTGCACACGCAACAATGACAAATGTTTGGAATTCAACAAAAGGCGATTGGTTAAAAATGAAAAAAGAGTGGAACGTAAAAATTGAGGCAGCAGGTGCAAAACATAATATTGTAAATCCAAAATTTGCATCAAGAGAGGGCGCATGGATGGGAGATAATGGAATGTCAAATGTTGTTTTAGCAACACAAGAGGTTGCAGAAGATGGAACAATAGTAAACAAAAAAGGGAAATCATTTAATGGCAATGTTTCTGTTTTAGACCCCGTAGCATGTGAGGTTATTTTACGTTTCTTTATGCCTAAAGATGGTGTACGTGTTTACAATCCTTTTGGTGGGGGTGTTCAGTTTGGGTTTGTTACTGGCGATTGTGGATATGATTATTTATCAAGTGAAATAAGACAAAATCAAAGTGATGCAAATAATGCTATTTGTCAAGATTTTCCAAATGTAAAATGGATGCAATCTGACAGTTCAAAGTTTACACCAAAACAAAAATACGATTTAGTATTTACTTGCCCTCCTTATTACCAAGTTGAGGATTATTTAGATTATGATGGAAAACCGCCCGTAGGCGAATTAAATGCAATACCAACTTATGATGAATTTAGAGATACTTTATTCGCAGGATATAAAAATGCAATTGAAGTGCTAAATGATAATTGTTTTTTTGTTGTAATGACTGGCGATAGTAGAGATAAAAACGGGGCTTATTACGGTTGTGAGGCTGAGCATGAAATATTTTTTAAACAACAAGGTTTGCATATTTACAACAAGATTGTTTATTTAGAATGTGAATTTACACGTTTGGCACATGCTAAAAGAACATTGCATTATCGTAAGTTTCCAAAGCGCGAACAAAAGATTTTAATATTTTACAAAGGCGATATGACTAAAATCAAAGATAGACATATTAATATTGGTCGTTTATAATGAGAGATTATTCAAATAAAATATCATTAACAAGAAACTCAAGAGGTATCTATTCGTTAGATACCTCTATTGGGTGTTCAAGTGGCATGAGCAATGAATTAAATGGGTGCTATGGCGATTGTTACGCTGCAAAATCTGCAAAGATTTATGGCTATAATTTCAACAAAACTATTTTACGTTTTTTTATTGATGAAAAACATAGGCAATCTATTTTTAATAGAATAAATAATGTTAAGTTAGATTTTATAAGAATTGGTTGCAGTGGTGACCCATCTGAAAATTGGGAACATACAATTTCAATTATAAAGCAAATTGATAAATGCAATAAGCAAATAGTAATAATTACAAAGCATTGGACTAATTTAACTCTTGAACAATTAAACTATTTTGCAACAATTAATATTTGCATTAATACATCGGTTTCTGCAATGGATAACCCAAAACTATTAAGTAATTCAATTGAACAATATAACGTGCTAAAAAAGTATTGCAAATCAATTTTACGTATTGTTTCATGTGACTTTAATTTAAATAATGAAGTAGGAATAAAATTAAATAAAATACAACATGATTTATTTAAAAATGATTCAACACTTGACACTGTTTTTAGACCATCAAAGGATAATTACTTTGTTGTAAATGATATTATAAATACATCGTTTGGTAAATTTATGAGCAATGAAAAAACTTTAATTAGTAAGATGAAAAAAAGTACATACACTGGCAGTTGTAATACATGCCATGAAATGTGTGGATTAAACATAAAGCCTAAAAATATTGAGTACCCAAATAAAAAAGGAATTATTAAACAACTAAAACTATTTAAATCAATAACATGAAACAACTAATCCAACGCTTACTCTTCGGTTACCGAAACAACCCACATGCCTACACTCCTAAAGGAGGCGCGAAATTAACGTACAAAGGTGGCAATGCTGAAGCCATACATTCAGCATTAGTGTTAATGCAATATAACATACGCAATGCCAAAGATTAAACCAAAACGCAAACTTGGCAGGGCCATTTGTGACAGTTACATTCACGTTCCAAAACCTGCAACCATTACGCAACAACATTGGGATGTTTGGTTAAAATACAATAGTGGGCTTACATCGGTTGAATGTGCAATGGTTTTCGGAATTAAAGTACACGAAATCACCAGTATAATATCTGGCATTGTGGAAAGGCTAAAAAACAAATCAAAAATTGCTGAAGACTGGAGCGAAGACTTTGCATCAATAGAGGCTGCAATGGAATTCAAACAACGTATTGCCAATAACATTTATATGGCTATGCGAAAAGCAAAAAAAGAAAATACAAATCAAATATTAATAATGAGTGAATTATGAAAATAAATAAACCAGCACCCGAAGAATTACAAGAAATTTACGATGCCATTAAAGCCATTAACATTGAACGAGTCGAAACCTATGGCAGAAATGCTGGTAAAGGAGCATTCGTGACCATTGGTGAAAAGTGCTTTATGACTCAAGAACAAGTGAAAAATATATTGAGAAATCGTGTGGCAAACTGGAAGCCACAACATTTTAAGGTCTATAACCTTGCAAAGAGATATGTTAAAATATGTTAAAAGGTTAAAATAAATTTGTAGGTTTAAAAAGTATAGCTACATTTGTCCCATCAAATAATAACAACAACTAAAAACAAAACAACATGAACACAGAAATTTTAAAAACATTAAATTTACCACAAAGTTATTTAACACAAGCTGAGGCTTTTGAATTTGGTACTGGAGATAGTATTTTTCCTTTACCTGATGGAACTATGATTTGTATATCTGAAAATCACGAATTATATATGCAATTAAGAAATGCAGGTTTTAAGACATTAATAATGCTTTATATAGAAAAACATAATCTATAACAATCAAAGGGGGCTAAACACCCCCAATTACTAACCCAATAAAAACAAACTAACAATGCAATCAATTCACATTAAAAAACAAATTACAACATTGACAACTTGGTTTAACGATAAGCAAAATCAAAGAATTGAACACGAATCAGATTCCCAACACTTTTACTTTTGGGCTGATGGTAAAATAGCAGCCTCATTCGAGGAAGTAGATGCAGCCGACATACTTAAGAAATGCGATGCACTTATTTCTGCTGGCTTTAATGAAATGGATTTAGCAGGGCAAGATTACATCCCTAACAATGCATTTCTCTCAATTGTGTTGTCGCAATTTCTTCACGTTCCAAAAATCGACACAATACATAATAATTCTAATCATAATTAATAAATAAATCAAATGACAATCAAAGGCACAATTAAGCGCATAGGCGCAACGCAAACAATTAGTGATGGAAAGTTCAGCAAACGCGAATTAGTACTTACTACTGCAGACCAGTATCCACAGATAGTATCAATTGAACTACAACAGAAAGCCTGCTCACTTGCAGATTCACTTTCAGTAGGTCAAGACATTGAGGCGCACATTAACATCAGAGGTCGTGAGTGGACATCGCCACAAGGTGAAGTTAAGGTTTTTAACACGATTGTGTGCTGGAAAGTGGATGGTAATCCGTTTACGGAAGCAGCACCAAGTAATAATCAAGAAGTACCATTTTAATAACCCATAAAAACATAATAACAATGAACACACAAGTATCAGTAGTACAACAGTTGCCAATATCAGAACTTATGAATTTGGCGAAAGCATTCGCAGAGAGTGGAATGTTTTCAGACACAAAATCAGCAGCGCAAGCAATAGTTAAGATTCAAGCAGGGCAAGAAATCGGAATACCTCCTTTCGCTGCGATGACTGGCATCCATATAATTCAAGGAAAGCCAACAATCGGTGCTGGTTTAATAGCATCAAGACTTAAAGGTAGTGGCAAGTATGATTACAGAGTAGTTGAGGCATCTGAAAAGGTTTGCAGCATAGATTTCTATCAAGGTAATACAAAGATTGGTAATAGCACATTCACTATCGAAGATGCAAGGAAAGCACTTACAAAAAATATTGACAAGTTTCCAAAGAATATGTTATTTGCAAGGGCTATTAGTAATGGTGTGAAATGGTATTGCCCAGACATATTTAGTGGTCCAGTTTATGTGCCAGAAGAGATGCAAGTGGTAACTACTGAAGAAGCTACACACATCGAAGTTGATACAACAATTGATGAGATTATCAATGACATTCAAGTGTGTGTTTCACTTGATGAAATTAAAGCGGTATGGAAGAAGTTAACGCTTAACCAAAAAACAGACCTACGAGTATTAGCAGCCAAAGATGAAATGAAAACTAAATTAACACCAGCAAACTAATGAAAACTACAATATTTCAAATCGAACAAACTTACAATCAATTAGCAGAAGAACTTATAGAGAATGGGGGTGAGTTAACCCCCTCTCTTGAGGAAGCACTTGCCATTACTGAAGAACAGTTGCAAAACAAATCAGTTGCCTATTCATTTGTCATCAAACAAATGGATGCTGATGTTGAAATTATTGATGCTGAAATTAAACGATTGCAGGCAGCAAAAAAACAACGTGAAAAGGCATCTGAATACCTTAAAGACCGCATCAAACACGCAATGGATTTATTCCAGATTGAAGAAATCAAAACACCTTTGGTCAAGATTAACTTTAGAAAATCGGAATCAGTTGAGGTAAATGATGTCAACCAACTGCCTGCTGCATACAAGGTAGTTAAGGTAACAGAACAAGCAGATAAAATAGCTATTAAAGCAGCGTTAAAGGATGGTGTTGAAGTTACTGGTTGCAGTATAGCAACACATCGTAATTTGCAGATTAAGTAATTATTACTTATATTTGCAAACGAAATAACCGCCAACTTGAAAGAAATTATTAATAGCATAGCCCTTATCTTGATGTAGCCTCTTGGCGGTGGCGCATCTCGATAGGGGCTTATTTAATTTATATAAAATGATATCAGTATTTAATAGTGCAAAAAGTAACCAATCAGATGCAAGCATTGAAGTTGATGAGTATTTTGATGGGATTAAAAATGGTCGCTGGCAAGATGAAGTGCTAAACTTTCGTGCTGGTCGAACACAAAAAGAGTTAACAACTTGCGTAACTGCAAGTGGTAGCTTCAAGCAAAGGGCAGCTAATAAATTACTTGAGCATAGTGGTTTCATTTGTCTTGATATTGATGCAAAAGACCAGATTGCTGAAGTTGATATTGAAAGAATAAAACGCAACGAATATGTTTACTCCGTGCATCGTTCACTATCTGGTAATGGGTATGCAGTATTTATAAAAATTGATGGGACAAGGCATTTGGATGCGTTTCTTTCACTTGAAAATTACTTTATGGTTCAGTTTTCAATTGTGCTGGACAAGTCTTGCAAGGACACATCTCGTTTGCGTTTTGTGTCATATGACCCAGACATCTACATTAATAAGAAATCAAAACAATTTAAGACCTACTTAAAGAAAAAAGACAAACCAAAGCCAAAGCCAGTGGTTGTTAAAACTGATTTTGATGAGATGGTGGTAAAGGCTGCGCCAATGAATTTGTTTGATAACTACGAAGACTACATTCGCCTTGCTTTTGCTTTGACCCAAGAATTTAGTGAAAGTGGTCGCAACTACTTTCATTCACTATGCCAATCATCGCCAAAATATTCCCATAGGCAAGCAGAACGTGATTACAATATAGCTTTGCAACGTAGCGGAACTGGTGTCAGCATTGCATCAGTTTATTATATTTTTAAGCAAGCAGGAATTAGCACCACATCGGAAAGGACAGAAAAAATAAAGAGCATTGTTAAACTTTCTGATAATCCCCAAGAAGAACTAAAAAAATTAAATATAACCGATGCCGATGAGTTTCTTAAACCTCAACTAAAAAAAGAAAATACAGAGATTGATGAAATCATTGAACTTATCAAATTAAACAATGTAAAATTCAACGAGATTACACGAAACTTTGAATTCAATGGCGAGGAAATGACCGATCGAATATTGGCTAATTTCTACACCAAAGTTTGGCAGAAAATTGATGATGGAATTTCAAAGGACAAAGTGTTTACCCTAATTCAAAATAAAGACAATAGCATATCTTATAACCCGATTAAAAATTGGTTTGAGAATAATTCACATCTGACAACTGATAATGAATTTGACAAGCTAAAAAAGTGCTTTGAGATTGAGCAACTAATATACGAAAATGATGGGGTATACACTTTTGATGACTATTTAGATACCTATTTAAAAAAATGGTTATTAGGATTGATTGGTTCAGCCTATGGCACTTATTCGTTAATGATTTTAGTGATTACTGGTGAACAAGGAATCAAAAAAACTGAATTTTATAGAAACCTATTGCCGAAAGATTTGCGTAAATTCTATGCTGAAAGCAACTTGGATGAGGGCAAAGATTCTGAAATTTTAATGACTAAAAAATGGTTAATAGTTGATGATGAATTTGGAGGCAAATCAAAAAAGGATGCTACAAAATTAAAACGTATGAGCAGCCAGCAAACATTTTCCATTCGTATGCCATACGGAAGAGTTTCAGAAGACCTGCTACGCCTTGCTGTTTTAGGTGGAACTTCAAACGATGCTGAGGTAATTAATGACCCTACTGGTAACCGAAGAATAATACCAATAAACCTGATTAGCTTTGATTTTGATGCGTATATGAAGATTGATAAGGATAAACTATTTATTGAGCTTTACAATGAATGGAAAAGTGATAAAGAGGCTTGGTTCTTAACCAAAAGAGAAATCGAATACTTAAATAAAGCCAACGAAAAAAACATTGAGGTAATGAGTGAAGTTGAATTAATTAATAGACACATCCAAAATGACCCAACAAGCAAAATGACTAACACGGATGTGATCCTTGAACTGCAAAAAATACACCCAACATTTAAAACTAACACCAAACGAATGGGGCAGGCTTTGAAAAAATGTGGCTACATTCAGCAAGTTATGAAAGTAGGAACTAAGGTAATTCGTGCTTATGAGATAAAAATCAAAGGATCTGTAACCTCTTATAGTATTGAAAATCAAAATGATACGTTCTAAAAGTTACAGATTACACATAAAAAGCGAATTTCAATTACGCTGTATAAAATAATGTGTGCGTGTGTGTGCGTGTGTGTATAATGTATAGTAAGTTAAATAAATGATATAAATCTGTAAATCTGTAACCACTTAGTGCCACTAAGTTACAGATTGAAAAAAAAGTGTTAACATCTGTAAAATCTGTAACCATGTTAAGAGAATACCAAAAAAACGCAATAACATTAATTGAGAGCAATCAAAATAAGAATGTCGCGCTACAAATGCCAACCGGAAGTGGCAAAACTTTTACCTTTTGCGAAGTCGCTAAAAGGCACTATGCAGAAAACATTACAAGTGTGCTTATATTGGTGCATAGACAAGAATTACTACAACAAGCTAAAAATAGTTTGGGTGAAAAGTGTTTCTTGATTGAAGCAGGAGTAAAAGCCATACCAAGTGACTACAACTATTATGTCGGAATGGTGGAAACAGTTGCAAGAAGAATTAAGAAACTGCCTAAGTTTGGGTTAACAATAATTGATGAGTGTCACATCGGTAACTTTAAGAAAATGCCATTCTTTCAAGACCAAGAATGCAAAGTGCTTGGAGTAACTGCAACACCAATAAACGAATACCCATTGGCAAATTATTATGCTGAACTATTGCAACCAGTTACCATTACCGATTTGATTGATAATAATTATTTACTAAACTGTGATGCCTACGGATTTGCATCTGATTTAGTAGCAGCTCAAAAATTTAAAATTAAAGGCGGTGAATTTGATGAGAAAGAAATGGAGGAATTTTACTCCAGCGAAAAGATGGTTAACAATGTGATTGAAAGCTATTGGAAATTATCAGCAGGTAAAAAAACATTAATATTCAATGTAAATCTAAAACATAACGATGCGGTTTATTCTGCCTTATTACTTGAGGGATTAAATGTGTATAGTATTACCGGTGAAACTGAAAAAAAAGAACGTGCTGAAATCTTGCAAAAGTTTAAGCAAGAACCTGATGCCATAATTTGTAATGTGGGTGTGTTGACTGCTGGATTTGATGAGCCAACAATTGAAACAATTATACTTAACAGAGCAACCAAATCTTTATCACTATACCTCCAAATGATTGGCCGAGGATCAAGATTAAGCGAAAACAAAAGCAACTTTACTGTGATTGATTTGGGAAAAAATACTGCAAGACATGGCCAATACACCGATTTTTTTGATTGGCAAACATATTTTAAAAATGGTACTAAAAAAGAAAATAAAAGTGTTGGGATGTCACCGGTTAAGGAATGTCCAAATTGTGGACATCTTCAGCATACAAGAAAAATAAAGTGCGAAAGTTGTGGTCACGATTTTGAAGAGGAGAAAAAAGCACAAGAAGCAGAAGAGCAAATAAAACAACTTGTAAAACTAACCAGAGAAAAACCTATTAATATACCTACACAACACTTGTTTCAATTAGCAGAGGAACGCAAATGGAAACCATACGCAGTATTGCACAAGATTTGCGACCATATTATTCAGTATGAGTTAAAACATTCGCCAATAATAACTCATTACCATTCCGTAAAAATGGCAGGTGAGCAGCTATCTGTTTGGTGCAAAAAATATGAAAAGCAAAATAATAGGTGGCATCAAGATTTTATTGTAAATTTGTTGAATGCAAAACGAAAAGAAGCAATCGGAGGATAAAATACAAAGTGATTGCTACGTATGGTTTCACAACACCTACCCACAACACCGTGGTTTATTGTGTTACAACCTCAACAATTCAAAAAACAAAATTGATGGTGCAAGAAACAAGGCTAAAGGTCTAATAGCTGGCAGAAGTGATATGGTGCTTTACTATGATGCAAAAGCGTTTATGATTGAATTCAAAACATCTGATGGTTCGCAATCAGCAGGGCAAAAGGAATGGGCAGCATTAGTTAGGAGTAATGGTTTTCAATATCACATCGTAAGGTCACTTGATGAGTTTCAATCACTTATATTAAACTTATTAAAATAATTCTTATCTTTGTGCTATGAAAGCCGATGACAAAACGCCCAAAAAACGTCCATTAAAACCGTTTAAAGGAGCAGTTGATGGGACACCATTTACAACTACCAATCAACCAAGCCCCGAAGCTAAGAGTAAAGGATGGGAGGCTAAGCGCGCTGAAAAGTTACTTACTCAAAAGATTATCGAAAAGTTAACTGGCTCAAACAACCTTGAGGAGTATGTCGATAGTTTATTTAACAACGCAAAGATGGGCAATGCTAAGGCCATTGATACATTAAACAACGGAATTGAGGAGCAAATAACCAAAACCGAAACAACCATCACAGACACGCGCCCACCATCAACTGTCACGATGCCTGATGGCACTAAGATTGAAATTTAATGAACGTTGATTTACAAGCCAACCCAAAGCAATATGATTTCTATATTCAAGCGATGGCAGCGGCACAAGGCGCGACAGAGAAGCGCAACTTGCTTTATGGTGGCGCAATTCGTGGTGGCAAGTCTTTTATCTGCGCCACGATCTGTTTGCGTTTGGCCTCAATGTATCCAAATAGCAAGTGGCATGTTATCCGTTCTGACTTTCCGAAGTTAGTAAAAACAATCATACCGACATTTGAAAAGATTATCGATGGCTCAGCACACTTTAGGTGGTCGCGCGATAAGTCAAACTACTTCTTAGAAAACACTAAGACCAAATCAAAGATATTCTTTATGGCTGAAAACATAAGCCATGACCCCGAGTTAAATGCTTTCTTAGGACTTGAAACAAACGGAATATACTTTGAGCAAATTGAAGAGTTAAGCAAGAAGTTATGGAATATCGGCAGCTCGCGTGTTGGCTCCTGGTATATTGATAAAATGCCAACACCTTTGATATTAGCAACATTTAATCCGACTCAAACGTGGATTAAAGATGAAATACACATACCGTATTTAAAGGGCGAGTTAGGTGAGGAGTTTTACTATCAGTTAGCCATGCCAGATGATAATGCATTCGTAACTGATGAGCAGCGTAAAGTTTGGTCACGTATGGATGAGCGTTATCGTAGGCAGTTTATCGGTGGCGATTGGACTAACTTCGATATGGATGGCAATCGTTGGGCATATGCTTACGATTCGACTAAACACCTTAAGCCCGTTGAACTTAACAAACAACTGCCCATCATACTTAGTTTTGATTTTAACCGTAATCCTATTTGTTGCTCAGTGCTTCAAGTTATGCCGCCATCAACGATAAGAGTTAAAGAAACGATTAAGTTAGCCAATAGCGACATCTACCAACTTTGCGATGTGATTAAGTCTAAGTATGGCAATGCACTTTACCAAGTAACTGGCGATGCAAGTGGCAAGTCATCGAGTGCATTGGTGCAGGATAACCTCAACTATTACGTTGTTATTCGACAGAAGTTTAACCTCAGCAACAATCAAATGTTAGTACCAAGCGTTAACCCATCGTTAGAAGACAACCGAATGTTAGTCAACTCATTACTTGCGCGTGGCAATGTAGAACTTGACCCTCAGTTTACTAAGGGATTGCAAT